ACCGGTCTTAGTTATATAATCGAAAATGATTGTATAAACTCTCTTAGGGTATTTTAAATTTTTAATAATACCCCGAAGAGGTAAACCAGTAATTTCATGCTCAGAAAGTATTCACCTCTTAGCGAATTCATAAGTATCATTAGATACATGAGTTTTGCTGGCTGAAACTTCTACACCTAACTTATTCATAAGTCTGGTATAGCGTTTTGCCACACCATCGTGGTTAATGACAATATCATCCCCAAGAATTATATAATTCTTAAAGGACATAAGGTCAAAACCTTCTAAGTGGGCACATCAGTGCACACATAGGTGATGTGTAAGAGTGAATGCAGCTCAACTTGAATAGGCCCCCATAGGTTGCCCGACAGCATAAGAGACAAACATGTCTTCTTTAGCTTCCGAGCCACGGCAAATATGCCCTGGCATGGCGTACAACCTATTTACTAATAGATTATATCAATCTAAGGCCACAGAGTGGCCAAAGATCGATCTGATTACCTTCTGTTGAAGGATAACCGGAAATCTATCAGTAGCTGAACTCAAATCAAGGGATCAAACCCTATGGTTTGGGTCCAGAGGGACTGAAAACTTAGGATCCTGTGTAAAGGTTCGATCACAGTCTAAAGATTCCAAACATTTAAGTAGATGATTATGAATTGGTTTTAAAACCAATTGGCTATAGTAATCTAGCATAGCTATGACACGAACTTTAAGTTCAGCGTCAAAAACTAAAGCTAATTTACCTGGTTGGGATACTCTAACGAGATCCCTTTCCTTTAATAATTCATAATTTTTAAAAGAAAAATTATAAATATCATCAATCTTCTTATCATTACCTGTTAAGTTAATGATAGATTGAAGTAAGGAATAAGGTAAACCTAATATAGAATACCAGGAACTTACAATAGATAGACCAAAAGGGCTACTTTTCATAGAAAAATAAGCATCCTTTTGAATATCGACTTTATAACTACCCCGGAATCTATTAACAAGTATAAATCTGTTAATAAATTCTTTAGGGATAGTGTAAGGTCTTTTATTGTTCCCTTTAGTGATAGAAGTAGTTGAGTACCGAAAAGGTCTCTTACTATTTTCTTCCTTTGAAGGGATTATGGACCTAGTAAAACATATTAGCATCATTACAGCCATCATCTTCCTTGGATTAAATCTATTACGGTCAATAAACCGTTTAAGATCCAGGAATCGACTAGGAAAACCGTATTTTAAAGATACATAT